ACGCTTCCGGTATTCAGGAGGTTCCATCGAAGGATCGGGGAAAGGAATACTAAATGTACAACCTCCTCCCCGGACCCCCGGACTCTCAAATCACGAGTTCTAAGCCCTTTGGGCTGAGGATCATTTGAAGTACGTAGCGCTTTCGTTACGTACCTCTGGAATGACCCCTCCTGTGCGACGCTATTTGCGAAACAAGGAGGTTCTCGAGTTTATGAGAGCAACATGGGATGCCCTTCTTGTTGGATACCAACAAGAACGGGCATGGTGTCTAACTAGGTACAAACACTATTCTCCCCTTAACAGCCGTAGGTTGCAAGGGGTTAACAGGTTTCGCAACCAGTTAGTATACCACCCTCTAGAAGCTGCACATCGCCTTAAGGCCTGTGCACAGGCTTGTCGAGCCTGGTACTACGGTGGGCCTAAGCCCACGGGTAGGCTTCTAGTGTTCGAGGAGAAGATGCCTGCTATGTTGGCTTCCTACATAGCTAGGGCACTTCCCCCCGCTCCAAAAGACAAGCAAGGGTTGGAGGATCTGTTGTCAAGATTGACCTCAGAGCCCAACCCAGAGCCTGCCTATTGGAGACCTTTCCTTAAATCGTATGTGTCGAGATGGGGCACGCCTTCGGGCCCCAGAGAACTCTTCACAATGCCTTCCGCTAACGCGGCCTTGGGATTCCCAAGGTCCGTAGGGGGGCATGTGACTGGAGTCCAGCACTTAGTGCTGCTCGGATATGCGATTAAGAAGACTCGCAGCAGAGCAGGGCACCCTACCATTGGTATGGACCCTGACGGCTCTTACCTGGAGCTACTCAGTGATGCCCTCCATCCCTCTTCCAATAAGGGAGGGGTGGATGGGCTAGAGAAGCTCTTCAGACAGCCGTGGGATGAGCTCGAAAAGCAGCTCCCCGGATGCGGCGAGTATCTGCAGGACTATTTGAAGATAGCGGTGGAGTACGTGATGGGAAACATAACGTATGTACCCATTCTTCCAATAGTGGCAGAGGAGAAGGGTTTGAAGACAAGGTTTCCTACCTGTTCATTAACAGCAGTGAACCTTGTTCAACAAATCCTTCGTCGAGTCGCGGACCATGTTATGATCCGCGACCCGAGATTTTCGGAGGCGTTAGGAGGTGACCTCCGGGTGGATATGAGGGGCGAGCAGGGCCCTTGGGGTTCCCAAGACGCCACAGCTGCCACCGACTACCACCCGGAGTGGCTAACGAGGGGATTCTACGAAGAGTTAGCGGACCGCTACTCGTCGCTGGCGCCGTACAGACGTTGGTTTTCCAAGCTGTTTGGCCCCAAGAAGATCCTCACTTGCGACCCGACTCTTTGTGAGCCGGTGTCACTCCTAACACACTACCCGAAGGCCCCATTGCTGGACGATAAACACGCCGAGATGTTTCACGGCGTTAAAGTCAAGAAAATGGGGCCGGGCCTTACAGGTCTGGGTCACGCCGAGGACATACTCCTTTACTGGAATGACTGGCTCGACGACCTGAATGGCCTACCTGGTACGATCACTACCACGGGGCAGATGATGGGAGATCCCACATCTTTCCCCCCCCTCATGTTGGTTACTCTGTGTTCCGCAGAGCAGACACTTGAGGTTTACCCCTACACTCCAAAGGAGCGTAGGAGATGGTATCGTGGTTTGAATCGTACCGATGCCAAGCT